AACATACCACGAGCCTCTTGTATATGAAGATGAAAACGATTTCAAATCAGTAGATCTAGCATTTGATAAACGAATGGCAAATCAGCGTAAAGAATGGCTTGCGGAGAATGTGTAAATGAAACTTGAAACCTTTTTCAATACTGACTTCAAAGATTTCTCAAATCTTGATAATGTTCGTTCAATTCCATCTGTTATTGACGGGTTTAAAGATTCCCAGCGCAAAGCTGTATATGGAATGTTGATGAATGGACAATCGGAAATTAAGTGTGCACAAGCGGCTGGTAAGTTTGCACTCCTAACGCATTACGCACATGGTGAAGGGAGTATGGGCGATACAATCGTCGGTCTTGCTCAAGATTACCCTGGCTCAAATAATGTTAATCTTTTCGAACCATTGGGCCAGTTTGGTTCTATTTTAAGTTCTGAATCATCTAGTCATCGCTACATTTATACCAAACCAAGCAAGTACCTTCGTGAATACATTCGCCCTGACGATGATTGCATTCTTGGGCATCGGTATGAAGATGGTGATAAAGTTGAGCCTTTCAATTTCTTTCCCATTCTACCAATGTGGATTCTGAATGGATCAGTTGGCATTGGAACCGGACATTCTGTTAAGATTCTTCCACGCGATCCAGTCAAAGTGTCCGGCCTTGTAGAGCGTCTTCTAAGCGGCGATAAAATCCAGAATAGAACCATACAGCGTCTACTGAAACCAGCGTTTCTAGGGTGGTCTGGTGAGGTGCTAGATGGTGAGGAACAAGGTAAGTATGAATTGCATGGTGTGCTCGAAGTAGTTAATACAACTACGCTCCGAGTTACAGAGCTTCCAGTTGGATATGGGGTAGATAAGTTTAAGGCTATTCTTGTCGATCTCATGGATAAGGGGAAAGTCAAAGACTTCAATAACAACTCGACTGAGACTGGATTTGATTTCGAAATCAAAATTCCGCGTGAGGTTGGCAAGCTTGATACTACTGAGCTGAAGAAGCTTTTCAAACTAGTATCTCGCCAATCTGAAAACGTAACGATGTGGGACACGACTGGAAAGCTTAAACAGTATCCATCTGTATACGAAGCATTAGTCGAGTTTGTTAATTATCGTGTTGAGAAATATGAAACGCGTCGACAAAAGCAGATTAGTATTCTCGAAGATGAATTAGATTTTCTTCGCAATAAGAAGCTTTTTATTCTCGAATGGAATACACTCTCTAATCCAGGAAAGATGAAGACTTCAGATATTGAAGATCATATGGTTAAGAAGGGAGTTAAGAAAGAATATCTTGAACGTCTAATGAGTCTTCGTATTGCTTCTCTTACGCTAGAGCAAATTGATGAACTAGATAAGCTCATCAAAAAGAAGACTTCGGAAGTTAAAGCTTTAGAATCAACGACTGCCCATGACATGTATAAGAAAGATTTGGAAGTTGTTTAAATAAAAATGGGCTGGATTGTGTATCCAGCCCAAGCTTTTTGTTATAATATATTGTCATTATTCTATTGGATATTTATTGACCATGTTCTTTAAACGAGATTATTTTACTGATTTAGATTGGATGCATCGAATATCGTTTCGTTTAGATCGTTTTAAGAGTGCATCCGCATCATCTAATGTGTTCAACTGTCGTTGTCCAGTGTGCGGCGATTCAGAAAAAAGTCTAAAGAAAGCACGTTTTTACTTCTATACCAAAAATCATAATCTGAACGTTATATGTCACAATTGTGGATATAGCCATTCATTTTGGACATTCATGCAAGATGTTTTTCCAAATGATTTTGATGAATACAAACGTGATCAAATGAAAGCACGGCTCGATGATCTTGGAGGCACTTCTAAGCATCGCGAGAAACCTACCCTGAATAACCAATCACCTGAACCAGAAGAAGCCCCCAGAAGTGATTCTCGAAAGACTCTAGCAGGTATCCAGCCGCTATCTGAGCTTCCAGATACGCATGACGCGATCAAGTACATGCGCGAGCGTGGATTTAATCAAAAACAAATCGACCGTCTTCTTTGGTCAGAAGATTTCCGTATTACTGCTGAGAGCATATCACATGATCCGCTAAGTGATAACTTCCCAAGTGAGTCACGTATCGTCATTCCATTTTATAGTGATGATGGCGAGATTGAAATGATTCAAGGCCGGTCTTTATCTAATAAAGGGTTAAGATATCTTTCAATCAAAACAGACCCTAATGTAGATAAGATCTACGGTAAGTATGAAGTTGATCGTACAAAGACCGTGTACTGTGTTGAAGGACCTTTAGATAGTCTATTCGTTGATAACTGTTTGGCTACATGCGATGCTAATCTATTGAGAGCTGATGCAGACGTCTTCATTTTCGATAATCAACCAAGGAGCCCTGATATCGTATCATTTATAGAGAAAGCTATAGACAAAGGGAAGAAAGTTGTTATCTGGCCAAGCTCACCAGATACAAAAGAAGACATAAATGATATGATTTTGCGAGGTGTAACACAACCCGAACTAATGAAAATCATTCGAGAAAACACAGTGTCTGGCCCTAAAGCTAAGTTAGCGTTCATGAAGTGGAGAAAAGTATGAAAGCTGAACATAGACACGAATTGAAAACACGAGGGAAACTGAAATAAACTTGTATACAAACATGAATCACAGGATGAAGCTATATGGCAAAGAAAGGTCTATTAGATAGTGATGACATTAAAGTCGAAGTCCTTCGTTTAGTCAATGAAGGGCTTTCGATGCGTAAGATATCAGAACGCCTAGGTATCTCAAAGACTGCTATTCACGATTTTCTATCAAAGAAGAACTACAAAGAGTGGTGGGAACATAACGAAAAACCAATTGCATCTGGTTCACTTTATGATCATCACCAAGACATTAAAACTTTAAACAGAAAACGCTATATTCTTACTAGTGCTCAGAACAATACGTTCGTACATGAGCAGTTTCTTCAAAGCTTAGAAACCGCAGCTGATTATCTGGATGCTCAAATCATTGTTGGAACATTTAGTTATAACTTAAACGGCTTTCAGAATCTCGAAAAGAGCGAAGGCGAGTGGTTTGATCCAAAGATCGTAGATTATATTCTAGATGAACCTGTACAGCTTGCTCAGGGGCTTTTGTGGTGTGGCGAATTGAACATACTGCCTACGGCTGTGAATCCTCTCTCGGGCCTTCAATCGTACACAAGATCTGATTCGGGTATTGTTCCACACACCAAAGTACAATTAGAGAGTCTACCTACTCATAAGACCGAACCATGTCGTATGATGTACACGACTGGCGCAGTGACTCTTCGCAATTACATTGAGAAAAAGACGGGACAGAAAGCTTCATTCCATCATGTATTCGGAGCATTGCTTGTTGAAGTTGATGATGAGGGCGATTGGTTTGTTCGACAACTAATTGCAGATTCTGATACTGGTCATTTTCAGGATCTTGATGTACTTTATACGCCTGACTATCCAGTCAAGAACGTTCCTGTAGAAGCAATCAATTGGGGTGATATTCACGTAGAAAAGATAGATGAGGTATCAGCTGAAGCTTGCTTCTATCGAGAACAACCGGGCAACATGCTAGATACTCTACGTCCAAAATACCAATTCATACATGATGTGCTCGACATGGAATCTCGTAATCACCATAATAGATCTGATCCGTATTTCATGTTTAAGCAATATATCCATGGACCAGATTCTGTTGAATCGAATGTCATGTCAGTGCGAAGAATTCTAAAAGATATGCATCGCGATTGGTGTGAACTAGTTGTAGTCGAATCGAATCACGATTTAGCATTGAAGCGTTGGTTAAAAGAAGCAGACTATAAATCAGATCCAGTGAACGCAGTCTTCTTTCTAGAATGTCAACTTGAAATGTATAAAGCAATTCAACGTGGCGATTTTGATTTTTCTATTCTAGAGCACAAAGTAAAAGAAGGAGTTAATTTCTTTGATGAGAATGTGCGATTCTTGAAGACAGATGAATCATTCAAGATTTGTGATTCTATTGAGTGTGGTATGCATGGACATATAGGTGTCTCTGGTTCAAAAGGCACGGCTTCAGGGTTTACAAAGCTAGGCTCTCGAGTTAATATTGGCCATAGTCATTCCGCTAAAATTGTAGATGGTGTTTACCAAGCAGGACATCTAATGGATTTGGATAAAGTGGATTATGCGAAGGGGCCTTCAACGTGGTCAGTGTCACACGTGATCACATATCCAAATGGAAAACGGACTGTTATTACAATGACAAAAGGAAAATGGCGTGCCTAATTACTGTATTCTATTCGCACTCATAATCATCATAGGAATCTTAATATCCATTCAACACCATGTAAGCAAAATCATTGAATCATGTACTCGTAAACCGAAAGGAAAACACTAATATGAATAAGCTATTTGGAAGTCCTGAAATTCAGCAACGTTCTCTACCTACTTCTGCTACTCATAATTTCTACCTATACGGAGTCATTGATGATCTTCAAGA